AGGAATGTCATTCGTAGCTGGGCATCAACACACTCAGAGCAATCTTAGTTACTGGAGTTCGCCTACCGCTTTAAACTTTGCAATGACTGTTGGTTGTAGCATAGATCCAAAACACGAAGCCTTTAAGTATGCAAAGAATTTTATTAAACGACCAATTATTTCACTTGGCGCAATAGTTGATAATCAACCGATGTTGTTTGCAATGCCAATGGATTCTAATGGTAATTGGAATGGAAAAGTTTGTTGAGTGCATTTAAAAAGCAAGTGGGCGGAACACACTATAAAGAACATAAAATACAGCCTTTTAAGTTTATTCAAGCTAATAATTTAGATTATTTGCAAGGTGTAGTAATTAAATATATAGTCCGCTATAAGGATAAGAATGGTATTGAAGATTTAGAGAAAATAATTCATTATTGCCAACTTGAAATAGAGAGGATTACAAATGACAAAAAATAATTATATTGATGGCACACCAAATCGTATGCCTTGTAGAATTGAAAGATTGCAGATTGATAATCATAGAGCATTTTCTATTATTGGTTTAGGCATAATAAATGATGAGATAAAACCATTATATTTGAATGTACCTTTAAAACCTTATGATCAAAAACTAGATAGAGAGACTCAGGCACATTGTAGATCAATCACACGCAATTTAAAAAATAAAGATACCTTTGATGAGATCGTAGAAGATCACACAAAAGAAAGCATTGTTGGTAATGTACTTCACTATATACAAAAAAATCTTGGAGATATTATTGATAATAAACAGCCTGAAAATGCTGTTAGGTTAAACACCGACCCATACCGAAAAATTAAATAGGAGTAAACTATGGAAATACTTAAAAGAGCAATGGAAGTAGCTACAATTAAAGTTTCACTTTGGATTGTTGCAGTAGTAGCAGTAGGAGCAGTCATTATATTCTAATGATCGACACTAAACAAAGAATAAAATCCCACGAGGGCTTTAGTCCCACAGTTTACGAGGACACACTCGGTTATAAGACTGTGGGCTATGGTCATTTAGTTTTAGAAAAAGATAATTTTGTTGTTGGGGAGATATATACACCTGAAGAGTTAGAGGGTGTATTTGAAGAAGATTACAACATAGCGTTTAATAACGCTCACGATCTTTTAGAAGATAAAGACATACCATACGATCCTATGGTTGAATCAGTATTAATAGAAATGGCTTTCCAGCTAGGACTGCCAAGATTAAAGAAATTTGTAAAGTTCATTCAAGGTTTACAGGAAGAAGATTATAAGAAAGCCGCAGATGAAATGATAGACAGTAGATGGGCTAAACAAACCCCTGCTAGAGCTTATGAACTTTCAACACTAATAAGGAATATAAAATAATGTGGTTATCACTATTACCGACAGTTTTAAAAACAGGTGCTTCAATATTTGCTAATAAACAAAAAGCTAAAATACTTATGTCTGACGCTGAATTATTACACGCACAGAAGATGGCAAATGGCGAAGTGGAATATCAAGCGGCAGTTAGACAATCAAACGACAAGGGCTGGAAAGACGAGTTTGTTTTGATCCTTGTGTCTGCGCCTGTGATATTATTAATTTGGTCTGTGTTTTCAGACGATCCTAACATACAACAAAAACTAGATATGTTTTTTGACAAATTTTCTAATTTACCATTTTGGTATCAATCATTATTTATTGGTGTTGTTGCTAGTATCTATGGACTCAAAGGTGCAGACATATTTAAGAAAAAATGAAGAAAGTAAATATAGTTCTACACCAAGAACATAATGTATTTACTCTTGTAAAAGTCTTATTCACGATAAAGACTTTAGAGTTAGCTGTAGGGTGCTTTGAGTTTATGGACATCTATCCTACCTGCAAACACACTAATGAGTTTGAAGATATTGTAAAAGCTACTTGTGAAACTGTCTATGGTACGATTGATATTGATACTGAGGTTTTTTTTACTGAGGTAGAAGATACAGAACTACTCGATAAGAATTTCTCACCGAGTAGCTTTTCATTAACGATTAATTAATAACTGTTAATCGTGATAACCTCGTTTTCGTTCCATTGATATTGCCCAAGTAGTAACTTTGTTGCAAAGCTTCAATTCAGTTTCACACCTTTTTTTCGTTTCTTTAAAATGTTCATCACAATCAGTAATAGAATTAAAACTAATATTTGATAATTCATCAGTACAAATCATTTCTCTATCATTAATGCCTGTTCTAATCATATCTAACATTTTTCTAGTTAATACTACTCTAGTCATTATAACTCTCCTATATCTTCAATAAACATTTTAATAAATAACACCACTAGGACTACTGTAAGTAATCCTAGAAGTGGTAGTAAGAAATAATATAATAGTGCTTCCATTATTTGCCCTTTCTGAGGTGGCTTACGCCACCCCCCATTCTGTAAAGTTTTTTTCAATTTCAACTTTACACTCATTCAAAGTGTGAAACATTGTTTGATATACATATACAATTTTTCCATTATCCTCAAAAAGATGACCCATATTCCATTTTCCGTTTGGTGTGTCATTAGTTGCGTAATATTGGCAACCTCTTTTGTCAGTTTGATTTGTAATATAAATATTTTTATTTAATATTTTATCAGCTTTTTGTTTTTTATATGTAATCATTTTATTTACCCTTTCGTTTGTTTATGTAATAACCATATCAACATTTGTTAATATCTGCAAATAAATAAAACATTATTTTCACTTTTTTTTAATTATTTTTACCTATGTTCCACTTATGTTCCATAATTAGAACGCCATATAAGGCTCATATAGGGGTATATAAAGATTATTTATACTGGCAGACCTTACAGCCCACTATTGCGTATTTATGCAAGTTTGACCCCTTTAAATCGATTTGGGTAATTTACCTAATAATGATGCGTGATCTAGGCTTAAAAAAGCCACAGTTTTTTCTATTTTCTCATTGTCCTCAAATTCAGTAGTCTTTGGACATAGTTTAGTTTGCCAATTCAACCCACCGAGTCGGTGCAATCCCATTAAAGACCACCCAATAATCTCTCCTGAGTCGAATGAATTTATATAATATGCAATCCTGCGAGTTGAGGTAGCTATATTCATCAGCCGCAAGTATTTATCTTTCTCTAACATATAGTCAGGATAAGTTGCTATAATAAACTGGCGGTGCTTTAGTTCTGCTATGATGTTCTTATTGTAAGCGTCATTGAAAGAATATTGGTCATCAGATTTTAACTTTAACGGACTTAGCGCAAAGATACCCTGATTTAAAACTTCAATAACTTTTAATTCATTATCTATCATATGCCTTGCTGTAGTTCTGCTCTCTTCGTACTGTTATATGAAATTAATAATCTTACATAATCTTCGTGTCCTAATAACACAGACCATTCATTAGCTAACTTCTTTCTAGCTTCAGCTAATTGTTTTCTTAATTTAATAACATCTTCATTATACTTTGATCTTTCTTTTGCGTCAGCTTGAGTCATACCTTGATCTCTTAACACACCATATTTAACAGCTTGTAATTCTTTATATTCATCAATTAGGCTATCGACAGTTGCTTTAGCCAATCTAGCATTACGATTTAAAGATTCTGTCTGTTCTTTAATTTCTATAATTTCTTGTATTGTGTTCATTATGGGCGAGAGGTAAGTAAACGAATGGGGGGAGTTAAAAACTTACCTCTCATAAACCTTTCTAATTACCGAACTTTTGCGTCATAGCTATTTTACAACCTGTTATAACATCTTTATAATTTCTTTCATCAAGTTTAACTAAATTAAAATCAGGTTTAAAAATTTTACCAATAGATTCATATTCAGTTAAATATTGAGTAGCAAACTCCAATTTATCTTTATTTAATCCTGAATGACCATTCAATTTATCTTTTCCATTTGGTTTCTTTTCATTAGCACCATAAGGAAAATCAGTTGCTTTATCATCGTCACTTTTTATAGTTTCTACTGTTGCATTAGGGAAAGCCTGTTTAATTTCATCTACAACATTAGCTTCTTCTAATACTTTGACCTCATCATACTGACTTAAAGCCATATAACCATTTTTATTTACATAATA